CGGGCAATCATTGATACCGCCTATTCTAAATGTGAACACATTCTGGAAAAGCAGAAGGATAAGCTGATTGCCGTTGCCGAGTATCTCCTGGAGTTTGAGACCATGGAAGCCGACCAGTTCGAAGAAATGCTGGCGCAGTAAATCAATCGGCCTTTGTTCAGACAGAAGGCGCTTTGAAGGGATGCAACCGCCCTTTCAAAGCGCCTTTTTGATTTATCTCCGCAACAGCGGTGAACCCACGACGTATGCCAGGGTGTTCCCATGCCTTGGGAGCACTTCCCGCCTTGATCGACAGGCACAGAAGGCCTCCGGCGTAAGCCGGAGGCCTTCTGTTGATTATGAGTTATAAAGCTTGGACAGAGCCTGGAGATGGTTATATTTATCGACCGCGTTCTTCTGCGCCGCTTCATAGAGCACCTTGGCGCGATCCGGGAAGGCAAGCTCCAGCGAGCTGTAACGAACTTCGCCGCGGATAAACTCCAAAAAGTCGGCGGTGGGAGCCTTGGAATCCATCTGAAAGGGAGCCTTACCCTGGCTCTCCAGCCGGGGATCAAACCGGAACAGATGCCAGTAACCGGCGTCAACCGCGTGCTTCATCTCCGCCATGGCGGAACCCATACCCTTTTTAATCCCGTGGTTGATACAGGGGGCGTAGGCGATGATCAGGGAGGGGCCGGGATAGGCCTCGGCTTCCGCGATCGCCGTCAGTGTCTGCTGATAATTGGCGCCCATAGCGACCTGAGCAACATAGACATAGCCGTACTGAATGGCGATCTGAGCCAGATCCTTCTTCTTGGTAAGCTTGCCGGCAGCGGCAAACTGAGCCACCGCGCCGGTGGGGGTCGCCTTGGAGGCCTGACCGCCGGTGTTGGAATAGACCTCCGTGTCATAGACGAAAATGTTGACGTTTTCGCCGGATGCGATCACATGATCCAGTCCGCCGTAGCCGATGTCATAGGCCCAGCCGTCTCCGCCGAAGATCCACATAGATTTCTTTGTCAGCATATCGCGCAGATCGGAGAGCTGACTGAAGCACAGAGCCTCCGGCGAGCTGCCGCCCTTGAGGGGTTCAATGATGGAAAGCAGCTGCTGTCCGGTGGCGCGGGACGCCTCCGCGTCGTCCTTGGCCTCCAGCCAGGCTTTGGCTGCCGCGGCGGCGGCGGGCTGTGTTTCCGTCATCTCCGCCACACGCTGAGTAAGCTCTTCTACCTTCTTACGGCGCTGAATCACCGCGAGATTCATTCCGTAGCCAAATTCCGCGTTATCCTCAAACAGGGAGTTTTCCCAAGCGGGACCACGGCCGTGCTGATCAACGGTGTAAGGCGTGGCGGGAGCGGAGCCGCCCCAGATGGAGGAGCAACCGGTGGCATTGGCGATATACATATGGTCGCCGTACAGCTGAGTGATGAGCTTGGCGTAAGGCGTTTCGCCGCAGCCGCCGCAGGCGCCTGAGAACTCAAACAGGGGCTTTTTAAACTGGCTTCCCTTCACGGTGAGGGGATTGGCAAGGGAATTGGGCAGCGACTTGGCGGACACGGCGCCCTGGCTGTAGTTGAACACATCCTGCTGTGCCATCTGGGACTCCAGCGGCTTCATCACCAGCGCCTTATTCTTGGCGGGGCAGATATTGGCGCAGGAGCCGCAGCCGGTACAGTCCAGAGGGGACACCACAATGGTGAAATTAAGCCCCTCCACATCCTTGCCGTTGAGCTTGGTGGTTTTCAGGCCGGCAGGCGCGTTTTTCACCTCTTCGCCGTCCATCACAATGGGACGAACCACCGCGTGGGGACAGACGTAGGAGCACTGGTTACACTGAATACAGTTTTCGGGAATCCACTCGGGTACATCCACAGCGATTCCGCGCTTTTCAAAGGCGGCGGAGCCCTGAGGCAGAGTACCGTCCTTGCCGGGCATCAGGATAGAAACGGGCAGGGAATCTCCCCGCATCGCATTGGCGGGAATCATCACGTTTTTGACAAAGGCGGCCAGATCGGCGCGGTCAGTGTGAATTCCCTCGTCCTTCTGGCTGCTGTCGGTGGCATTTGCCCAGTCGGCGGGAACGGCGACCTCCACCAGCTTTTCCAGCCCGGCATCCACAGCCGCCTGGTTCTTCTTGACCACGTCCTCGCCCTTGCGGCCGTAGGTAGTGACGATGGCGTCCTTCATATAGTTCGTGGCGTCCTCAATGGGAATCACCTTGGCAAGCTTGAAGAAAGCGGCCTGCAAAATCATATTGGTGCGGTTGCCGAGACCCAGTCTGCGGGCCTCTCCGATGGCGTCACAGGTATAGAGCTTAATATTGTTTTTCGCGATATACTGCTTCGCGTCGGCGGGGAGACGGCGGGACAGTTCCTCCACATCCCAGTCGCAGTTAATGAGGAACGCGCCGCCGGGCTTGCAGTCCTGCACCATCTGGTAGCGCTCAATATATCCGGGGGAGTGGCAGGCAACAAAATCAGCCTTGCTCACGTAATAGGTGGAGCGGATTTCCTCCTGCCCGAAGCGCAGGTGAGAAATGGTCACACCACCGGATTTCTTGGAGTCGTATTGAAAATACGCCTGCACCTTCAAATCGGTATTGTCGCCGATGATTTTAATGGAGTTCTTGTTGGCGCCCACGGTGCCGTCGGAGCCCAGACCCCAGAACTTACAGGCGATGGTGCTCTTGGCCGCCACGTCAGGCTCCTCGGCAATGGGCAGGGAGTGGTTTGTCACATCATCTGTGATGTTAATGGTGAAGCTGTTGCTTGGCTTCTCGGACTGGCCATTGCGGAAAGCGGCAAGGATTCCGCCAGGGGTAGTGTCCTTGGAGCCCAGGCCATAGCGTCCGCCGCAGATATTCAGGCCGCCGCGCCCAGAGGCGGAAAGAGCGGTCACCACGTCCAGATAGAGCGGCTCGCCAATGGCGCCCGGCTCCTTGCAGCGATCCATGACCACCACGTTCTTTGCCGTGGCGGGAATGGCGGCGGCAAAGCGATTCACAGAGAAGGGCCGGAACAGGCGCACTTTGACAAGACCAACCTTCTCGCCCTTTCCGTTGAGGTAATCCACCACCTCTTCGGCGGCGTCGCAGAGGCTTCCCATGGCAACCATAACGGTCTGCGCGTCGGGCGCGCCATAGTAGTTGAAGAGCTGGTAATTAGAGCCGATTTTTTCATTTACCTGCCGCATGCAGTCCTCGACGGCATCGGGCAGATCCATATAATGCGTGTTCGCGGCTTCGCGTGTCTGGAAGAAAATATCGGGGTTCTGCGCGGAGCCACGGAGCACGGGATGATCAGGATTCAGCGCGCGGCCGCGAAACTCCGTCAGCGCCTCACGGTCCACCATGCCTGCCAGATCGTCGTAATCCCACACTGCGACCTTGCGGATTTCATGCGAGGTGCGGAATCCGTCAAAAAAGTGAAGAAACGGGGCTCTGGCGTGAATCGAGGCCAGATGCGCCACCGCGCCCAGATCCATTGCCTCCTGAGGATTGTTGGAGGCCAGCAGGGCGTAGCCCGTGGTGCGGCAGGACATCACGTCGGAGTGATCTCCGAAAATGGACAGCGCGTGAGTCGCCAGGGCGCGGGCGGAGACATGAATGACACCGGGCAGGAAGCTGCCGGCGATTTTATACATATTAGGAATCATCAGGAGAAGCCCCTGAGACGCAGTGAAGGTGGTGGTCAGCGCACCGGCGGTGAGCGAACCGTGAACCGCGCCGGCGGCGCCGGCCTCAGACTGCATTTCGGCAACGCGGACGGTTTGACCGAAAATATTCTTGCGCCCCTCAGCCGACCATTTGTCGGCGAGCTCGGCCATGACCGAAGAGGGGGTAATGGGGAAAATCGCAGCGACCTCGGTAAACGCGTATGCCACATGCGCGGCAGCGGTGTTACCATCCATGGTTTTAAGTTTGCGTGCCATGAGTAAAGTTCCTCCTTCATGTTTCAACATATCGTGAATGATACTTACGAATGATGTGCCGATAACCTCTCATTAGAAAGTGTATCATTGTGTAAGAAGTCTGTAAACTTCGAAATAACAAAAAACATAAAATTCAGCAATGCAGTATGTGAAAGTGCAAATTTGAGGTAAAAAGACAGTAAAAATGACGAGACACATTGCATTGACAACGCAAATAAGGTATGATAGAGCTCTAAAAGAAGATCGACTTTGTCATTTTTTTCACAATCTCATGGTACGATTTAAGGAGTTTTCAACGCTCTTTATCCTGCTTATTGTGAATGCATGTTCTTATAAAGTATACCCAAATTGGTCAGATCGTACGTGACCCGCGGACAAAAATCCATTAAGTTGAGGTGTTGCGCCATGGGAGAGTTCATGGCACTTTCTCTCTTCTACCTGCTTGGCGCGGCAGTGGGGCTTTTTCTCATCGCCGTTGCGATCCATCTGCACAATAAGCTGTCTCATTTGATGATGGCGGTTTTTCTGTTTGGAGGCATTCTGATCGTATCTGCCTGCGGCTTTGTGGCATACCATGCATACATTCTGTGGCATATTTTTAATCTCGTATGGGACTAGGCACGAGCCGCGCCCGCTGTGCATCAATCGAATATTAATATTTGGATATCTAGGGAGGTTATTTCAGTCATGATTCTGTCCGGAAGGGAAATACGAAAAAAAATCGGCAAGGAAATCATCATCGAACCGTTTGATGAGAAACGAATCAATCCCAATAGCTACAATCTTTCCCTGGCGAACGAGCTGTTGGTCTACGAAAATGAGATTCTGGATATGAAACGCCCCAATCCCACACGCAGTATGACCATACCGGAGGAGGGTCTTCTGCTGGAGCCCAATAAGCTGTATCTGGGACGCACCAATGAATACACCAAAACCGAATCGTATATTCCCATGCTGGAGGGCCGCTCCTCCACCGGACGGCTGGGCCTCTTTATTCATGTGACGGCAGGTTTTGGCGACATCGGCTTCGCGGGCTACTGGACGCTGGAGATGTTCTGCGTACAGCCCATCATAATCTATCCCAACGCCGAAATCTGCCAGATCTATTACCATGACATCGACGGGGAATACGATCTGTATTCTAGTGGAAAATATCAGAACAACACCGGAATCCAGCCCAGCCTGATGTACCGGGATTTTGAGAAGTAACCGCGAGAGTCGCGGTGCTTTTTCTGATTCCGGATGCGCTCAGGCTTGATGCACGGCGCGGGGACGTTCAGCTTCTAAAGGATAGTTTCCCCCATGACAAAAAAGATATCGGAGAGAAGGTTCGGCAATGGTCACCAAAATCCGCTCGTTGGGGTTAAACGGAATATCGGGCTACGAGGTCACCGCCGAGTGCGATTTGTCCGGCGGCCTGCCCGCCTTTGATAAAGTAGTTAACAAATGCCGTCAGCAGAAAAGTGGCTATTTCAAAGGGTTTTAGCCTTTATACACACATCCTAACTATTATATAGTAGGTAACATATACCGTCAGCAGTAGTCAACTTGCAGTTGCACTACTGCTTTTTCTACGTCTGTAAGCAAATTGTGCAGTGCACTTACTGACATATCCACAATCTGACTAACATCTATTCCCGCCTTATCCATAGGTATAGCAGTAATTACATTATCTAATCCTAACTGAGCCTGTGCAGTAGCAGTTATATATAGAGTGGGTATTAATGTAATCTTTGGCGTCTGACCTCCCCTAAGGGTATCACCGTAGACAGTAAGCTTTTCAACAATCTGCCACAGTTCATCCGGTGTGTAGACTTCTTTTTGGTTTTCTAGTAATACCAAAATATCTGTACAAATTTTAAGAAGTTTTTCAATCTCTGCAATGTACTCAATAGGTGAGGTTGTTAACATAGCTAAAGATTGTTTTAGCTTTACAATATCAGTATTTTTGCTCTTTATGATTTCCTTAGTATCATCCGAAATTGCGCCCGCTAAGGATGCTGCCTCAATATAAACATTAAGGGTATTGCTCTTTTCTTTAATTTCAGCCCTAAGTGCCTGAACCTCATTTGTATCCGTGTTTTTAACCCTGTTTATGGTTGCAACAATGCGACTATAAATTTTACCAAACAACCGCTTATTATCTGTGCATATAATTTGATTTAGCTTACTATTACACATATTTTTCACATAATCATCAATTTGCCAATCAAAAACATTGACAGCATTGCATTCTGAAGTTCCCTGTCTTTTCTTAACTTTACAGACATAGTAACCTTTTGGTCCATCTTGATATTTGTGTGAGATATTATGAACATATACTTGTCCACAGCGCCCACAATAGATTTTACCTTTATAAGCTGTATGCTCGCCTATAAATCTGCCCATTTTGTCACCCACTCTTTCACTATGCTTATCTTCGCAAAGCTTAAAAAGTTCAGGGCTAATTATGGGTTGTATGCTCTCTGTGTCAAGCTTCAGATGCTTCTTATAATCTTCGTAGGGTATAGCATAGGTGCGCTTTGCAAAAACTGTGCCGTGATTGAACTTTTTTGTATTGATATAGCCAGCGTATTTTTCGTTGTCCAGTTTATGTTTTATTGTCATTTGAGCAAAATCTTTACCAGACCTAGTTTTGTACCCTAATTTTTTAAGAGTTTTTAATATAACCCTTAACCCAACGCCATCTAAGTCTCTTTTTGCACAGTTATCACACTTAAAATCACAAGTTGCCATAACTGCACCGTCACGCTCAAAATTATAGCAACCTGCATATAGTCTAAAAATTGTCTGTATTACAATAGCTTCAGAGGGTATGAATTCCAAGCGATTATTTATGGTTTTGTTTTTACCTCTCGGTATGTACTTATAACCATATAGGTCGTAATTTGCCCTTAAAATGCCGTTTTTCTGTGAGTTTCGATTACCATCTAGTAATTTACGGCTGAGGTCTTTTGAAAAGAAAGCATCATTATTTATCAAAAAGCTCAGTATCATCATATCTTGGTCACGCTCAGAAGTTAACTTTAAATCTAGGAAGTCAACATACACCTGCACTTTTTTCAGTTCTTCTAATATGGTTAAGATGTTGATATTTCTAGCAAATCTTGAAGTATCCTTACATAAGATGCGTTCATATTTGGGTATTGCACCACTTTCGTGTACCGTAAAAACAAGAATTTTTCGGTCTTTCTGTAGTCGCTCATCATAAATAATCTTAATCTCATTTTCTACTGTAAGTCCTGCATCCCTAAGCATAATGGCAAAGTTTTTGCGGTCAAAAAGTTTTGTACCGGAAATGCCCTCATCCTCATAGAAGCTATATAATTCATAGGCTTCTGAATTTTCCACAAAATCATTTAGTTTTTCCAACTGTGCCTCATAGCTCACAGACTGCTCTGCACTAAGGGTTGAAACTCTTCTGTAACAGGCGACTTTTATCTTATCACTCATACTTTTTACCTCATTAATTTTCAATAGCGGTCAGTACCTACATTATAATAATATAAAAAATCCCGTTTGGCAATTGATTTATCAAACTGGTCCCGCTATACTGAGACAAAATTACCTAGTGTCACTAAAGGAGGTGTATAAGATGGTAGATATATCAAGTGAACTGGCACGGGTACAAATAGACCACATTAAAAAAGAGTTGAAAAAGCTACGAGCCTGCTATTATGACGAAGTTGCCGATTATGAGTATGACAGCTTATGCAGAGCTTTTGGAGAAATGCTGTCACAGGTAACAACCATTGCAGAGGAGTTGACCTTATACACTATGTACTATCAGGCGGCCGTGAACTATCTTTTCCGTAACCTAGCTGAGGATGAGGGTACAGAGTATGTGTCCGAGGATGAAATAATAGAGGATGGGCAGTTGCCATTCTGAAGGTAGGGACTTAGTAGTAAATGTAGTGGACATAAATATGGGCATATAAAATAATAAAAATGAAGAAGAAGAAGGTAAATTTTTTATGGAAAACAACACAATAACAATAAAAATGCTAGTAATGACAGCAATATCAAAGGCATTAGCAAAGGAAAATCTGCTACCTAGCGAGTTAAACAGGATGGTTGATGTGGTTCTGTCTGGAAGTAGCCTTGTATATACTGAGGAGACAAATAGTCTGCAAATTACAAGTGGCACCGACTTAGGCATAGCAGCAGAAATAGCCAACACCCAAATCCCTTGCCCCAAGTACCTATCTTTCACTTTTGGACTTGCTCCTGTTGTAGACCGCTCATTAGCTACCTTTGGCAGCACTAAACGCTACAAGCGAAGTTGGCAGTTGGAAAGCCACGAAAGCTTTGAATCACTTGAAAATTCAGTATCTATGCAGGAGGATGATGTTCAGTTTGCGGTACTTATTGATGGTGTGCCAGTTGACCTAAGCACAAAGGAAACCGAAGCGTGGTCTTGCAGCGCCGAGGTCATATGGGGTTTTGAAGCTTACACAGTTTCGTGTGTCCTACAAGGTATTCCAAGGGTTGAAAAGTTGCGTTCAAAGTGTCAAGTAGAAGAAAAAGTATTAGAGTTAGTAGCTGCAAAAGCAGAGGAAATCACAGTCCTTTGTGTAACTGATGCTAAACCTCTGCCTTTTACTATACACGGCGTACTGTATGATGGCTCACAGGGTAAGGCAAATTGTCTTAGTAAGGTAAGAAATTTGTGTTGGGTAGAAAAAAGTCCTTTTTATGAGGATGAGGATACTGATGATTAATCAATTTGCTTGATATAGTAGCACAGAGGGGCAACCGTTTCACGGTTGCCCCTCACTCATTTAACCTGCTTATCAGCACCCGCACAGCACCCGGTACAAGAAAGTCAAAAATGTGGTACAAAAGAGAAACCTAGCAATAATAAGGAAATATTCAATTCTTGCTGTAAGTAATTTACAATTATTTTCACTTTTGTACCACCATCATAAATTTATGGTGGACAGTTAACAGTTAAGGGTAGTGACATATTTGAGGGACAGAAATTTTTGAAAATATACAGATAATTCCAATATGTAACCTAATTACTTCCATTTAGCCATTTTTGCAAAAATGGTACAAATCATTATTCCTTTTATTTCAACATTAAACCTATATGTTTATGTAAATTATTTACATTATTTTGCGGTTTCGTACCATCACAGTACCGAGCGTAAATTTTGGGTGGACAGTAAAAGGTGGACATATGCCTAGGACATAAATATGAAAAAAAAAATCATTGTCAAGAAGTGAATAATACAGATTGTTATAATTAGTATTTAGAAAGCTAGTGCCACTTAGTAATAAATTTTTATTGTTACAAACCTAGTAATATCAGTAGTTTGCTTGTAATTACAAGGTTATTCTTATTTGAAAAATTATTGAAATACTTATTGACAATTTCCATAATTTTTGATACTATATGTATAGTAAGATACAGAATTGAGGTGAGCATAATGCTAGACAAAAGTGTTTTTGAAAAGCAGAAAGTTGATAAATTACGCCAGACCACGCTCACAGCCACAGAGGATAAAGCCGTAGACGAGCGATTAGAGCAACTAGGTGGAATTAAAGCAGCACAGTACATCAGAAGTCTTATACAGCAGGACTTAAAGAGCGTAGGACTACTAGACTAACAGTTAAAGGGTATTAAATAGCGGGTGTGTAAGCACTTTGCAGGAACATAAAGAAAAAGGAACACAAAGGTAGTTATTGAATTGTAGTAGCAGAATTAAGCTGTTTTAGCTTAGTCTGTCATAATTCATAACTTTGTGTTCCTTTTTTTATTTCAAAATTAAAATTATGGAGGAAAATGCAATGAAAAACTTAAAATTGTTTGCACTAGAACAGGAACTTAACACCTTGAGGGGTACAGATAACGCCGAGGCAGTCCTAGCCTTTGCAGGTAAGTTAGATAAGTATGTAGGATTGAGTGACATACTTACAATTTCCGTAAGAGCAGCGCAGGTACTAGAAACCACCGGAGACCTTGAAGCCGTTAATGCTGACTTGGCAAACGTGCTTACAATGGTGCAGTTAAGGGAGCAAGAAATTGAAGAGTATGTAACCTCAGTAACACCCTTTTATGCAGAGGATGAGGTTAAAGCCTTGGTAGGACTACGATTTGAGGTTATGAGCAGCGTATACTACTACCTAAGCCAAACCGAAGAAGAAGTAATGTATGAGCAGTTGAGGGTACTAGAAAATGCAGCCAGAGCCGTAGACAAGATACTTGATAAAACGGGTAGAGCACTCACCCGCCGAGTAACCCGCAGAATAGATAAGATTGAGAGTGTTGGATATTTAAAGACCGTAAGTGACTGCAAGATTGATATAGTTAATGTTATTAACAAGCATCTACAAGGTTTCCCAGAGTATGTAACTCACGCCGAGGAGCTTGACCCTGACCTAGCATTGGGTGACCAGTTTACTTTCTTAGATTTCGAGACTGAGATTGGAACTATACCAGCATCCACAGCACAGGCAAGAAAGTATGTTGACTTACAAGACATCCACCTATAAAGACCGCTGATGAGCCTGTGAAACTCAGGCGAAACTACTCAGAAATGGGTAGTCCGGTAGTTAGTTGAGAACAAAAATAAAATTATATGTCTGTAGGAGGACAATACAATGAAAGCTTTGAATTTTGACCGAGTAGTAGCAGTTAGCACCACGGGTATAAAGGTAGACCTTACAAAGTACGAGCGCAAGCAGTTTAAGTTAGAGGATGACAGCATAAATGCTATCATCGACCTTAATCTGGACCTACTGGAACAGCAGGACTTGATAGAAGCCAATGTACGCCGTTGTAGTGCCACAGGTGCTTTTGTACGAGAGCATATAGCACACTTAAAGGCACTTAGGCAGCACGACCTAGACCAAGCGCAGGCAGAGGGTATACAGGCATCCAGAGTTCCGATTTCAGATGGTTTAAGGGCGTATATTGAACACTTTTGGGTTATAGGCTATACCAGTAGAGCTATCGAGGCCGCATTTGATGTTTCTGATAGTACGATTTCCCGTTATACCAGAGAGCTAAGGACAGTCAACCGGGGTAAAAAGCATGGGCAAATTGTAGAGCTGCTGAAATCTTGGGAAGAGTTCAACATCACAGAGTATCAGCGTTGCCCGGGTACTGAGACCAGCTATACAGGTACTTCTAGTAATGCCCCATATACCGAAAATGAGATATACACCATAAAAACAATGGCATATCAAGGGTATTCAGCCCAAGAGATTGCTAATGTAATTGACCGCAAGAGCCTTAACAACATCATAAAGCATATGAAGAAAGCCTTTACTAACAAGGAATATGCAGCCTTAAAGTGTATTCATTATAGTGAGACAGCAGCCTATGGTGGTGGATGGGGTGCCCGTGATTTACTGCAAAAGCGTGGAATGGAGTGGGTACTAGCCTACTATACCAGACACCTTGAATGCCTAGCTGCAAGGCAGACGCAACTAGAGGGTTTAGAACCCCTCTTTTAAAAGACTTAGGTTGTGCAGTTAGTATCTAACTGCACAACCTCGCAAGGAGGAGATTTTATGATACAAGCAGAGAAAGCCTGTTTAAATTATGCGTTGAAAAACTGTATGCTGACTGAAACCTGTGAAAAACTGCGTAGTATCAATGACTACAAAAAGAGGGTTGCAACCTGCAACAGGTGCCACGACATACTGAAATACGACATTGTGACTGTATTACACAGCGTACGGCAGTCACAGCAGGATGCCCTACGCAGAGTAAAGATTTTGGAGCAAGAATTAGACGAGTTGAAATTAAAGGGTATTGAAAAACCGCAGGTTAAAGACTGGCGCTGGACAGAAGGCAAAACACTAGCATTAGAACCTCAGCAAATTCAAAGCATAGAAAAACTGCATTCAACAGGCTCTAGTATCCACGCAATTAGCGTGGAACTGGGTATAGACCGCCGGACTGTTGACAGGGTGTTGAAGAATGACTTTAAAAATGAACGCAGTAGAGCCAAGATAATAGAAGCCTTGAAAGATAAGGCTACTGAGTAAGATGGGTTAACCACCCCTCTTATTTTTTTATGCAAATTTTGCACCTTTTGACCACTTACACCCTAACCCACCTTACTTCCCCACCTGCGCACAGTCTAGCACCTGTGCGCCCGCTTACCAGCACCCGCTACTGCCCTGCACCCGCAATTTTATAATTTTAGATAATTTTATGAGTAGTGGACAGTTGTTGGTTGTATAGCTACAGAAAAAATTAGTCTAAGCATAAAGAGGTGATTTTTATGCCTGTACTACGCTGTGACCGTTGCAATCGTAAGCTTGGTGAGATAGAACCGGGTACAAAAGGTGATGCCAACTTGACTTGTACATGCGGGTGTGCTTGCTACTTTGGCAGCAGTATACCAGCAAGTAAAAGAAAAAGAACAACGCGTGAACAACTGATGATGCAGAATCCTATCAGTACACCTATACCACCACAGCCTGTAAAAATTAAAAAAGAAAAAATGACTTTTGCTCAGATAAAAGAATCTTGGGACAAGGCTAAATATGAGGCCGACTTCGAGGCTGAACACGGTGAGAAACCACCATTCTAGGAGGTAATTATGACAGAGACTAAGAAACCAGTAATATGTAGCAAAACAAACAAAATTTTATGTTATGTAGATGAAAAAGCCGTTGGTGTGATTTGGGTATACTGCAAAAGCTGTAAAGCTGAACACAAAATTGAGCTGGGAGGATTATCTTATGAGGTTAATAAAGCTTGATGGTATTAGAGCCGAGTATGCAGCCTTAAAAGAGCGTGCAGAGGCACTTGATGCAAGTATAAAAGTTTTTAAGCACTTAGCCAAAAATCAAGGTTTAGTAAGTGATGACGCAGAATTTGCCGAGCGTGTAGCCTTTGACATTGACCCTAAAACAGGTGCAATCACTTGGCTTTTACTTAGACCGGGTAAACAGCACGACCGTAACCCCTTTGGAGGCTATGGTGTGCAGACCTACGATGCCTACAAGATAGACTGAGAACAGAAAGTGGGTAAGAAAAATGTCCGTAAAATACAAAAATCTTTGTGAGAAGCTTGCCTATGTAGTAGACAGGCTTACAAGCAAAGATATAAAAGCAGCCTATATAAAAGCAGCCTATATAAAAGCAAAAGAACAGAAAGTGGGTATAAAATAATGGTATTAAAACAACTTTTCCTAACTAAAAACGACTGTTATAAAGCAGGAAAAACGATAGTGCCTAAGGGCATTATGGTGCATAGCACAGGTTCAGAAAATCCTTGGATAAAACGCTATGTAGGACCAGATGATGGGTTGCTTGGTGTAAACTCAAACGGAAACCACTGGAATTGCAGTGGTTTAAGCGTTTGTGTACACGCCTTTATAGGTAAGCTAAAAGATGGCTCAATAGCCACATATCAGACTTTGCCTTGGACTTATAGAGGTTGGCACGCCGGAGGCTCTGCAAATAACACCCACATCGGGTTTGAGATATGTGAGGACGGACTTTCTGATGCTGACTACTTTGCTAAGGTCTACAACGAGGCCATAGAACTTAGCACCTATCTTTGCTATACATACAGCATAAACCCTTTAACGGGTATTATCTGCCACTCTGAGGGTTACACCAAAGGTATAGCATCCGGTCACGCTGATGTGATGCATTGGTTTCCAAAGCACGGTAAGAGTATGGATACTTTCCGTGCTGAGGTTAATACAGCACTAACAAAATTAAAGGCTGCAGAAGCCACAAAAGTAGAAGCTTTAAGAATAGTTAAGTTAGTAGCATCATCCCCTGCTGATTGGTCTAACGCCCTCTCAGGCAGTTTAGAGGGTATATGGGCTTACTTCCCTGCTCTGATAGTAAAGACATACAATCAGCGTGGTAAGACCACCTTAGGCTATGTAGAGGTGTTAAAACAGGTCACAAGCAGTCCTGTTGAGTGGCAGACTGCCATAGCTGCACAAAAAACGGGTATCTTGCAGTATACAGGTGCTTTACTGGAAAAAATCTATAAGTTGTCCTAAGCATCAGATGGGGACATAAATAAAAATGGACTGCAGTTGTAAAATATTTTTACATATTTTATTCTGACAGTCCATCTTTTAAATTATTGGACAGTTTTATGGGCATAAAAAATCATAATTAGTGAAGAAGAAGAATGCCACATACTAATCACATTACCGTTCTTAAATTCTTCGAATTTTCCTCCTACATGTCAAGTGGGGTTATTGCATTGGCCTCACTTGACTCTTAAAGAAAAGAGGTAACTAAAATGTTTGGAGATACAGATAAGTGTATACAGGACTTACGCATAGAGCTTATAAATTATAGGTCTGATATAAATGTAGTTAATGCCCGTGTAAATAAACTTATAAGCGAAAATTCTGCACTTAAGGTTGAAGTTGATATATTAAGATTATACCTAGAAAGACATATAGGACAACATATACCTACCGAAGCTGATATTAAAAATGAGCGTGAAGTTTTAAGGCTTGAAACTGAGTTAAAGCACTTAAAATCAAAAATGAGGTAATATTATGAAAAAGTCTGAACCAACAATGGTAACCGTAACTATGATGTTAACCTTTCTAAGGTGCTTAAAATCTGAAGATGTTGTAGACCTAGAAGAAAATCTTCTTTATGCCTATAGTCATAAGACAGGTAAATGCCATAGCATCCTAGACTTATCACTACCAGCAAAGTCTATTTATTTTAAAGGCGACATAAATGTTGATAGTGTTAAAGAGTATTGCACAGTAGCTAAGTTAGTGGACTTTTTGGAAATATATAACCCTAATTTTAACTGCGTGGGTACAAATAACGCTTTGATACTATTAAATAGCACTTATAAATACGCTGATACTGTATACATAACTAAGGTAGAATGAGGTGACTTATATGATAGATACATCTGAACGCAATATACTACCGGGTACTGATATTGAACTTTGTTTAGCTAAGACAGATTTAACAGGGCATCCTGACTTTTCCTATTTTATTATAATAGGTATACATTCTCTTAACTGTAATACTTATTCATTTACTTCTAATATGTTTGTTAAGTTAAAAGATGAGCCTGCATTACAATATGTAAAGAATTTTGTTTTATATGTAGCAGAAGAGTTAGAGGTTAGTGATGATTTTTGTGAATACTTAGCTTTAAAAGTAGAAAAACTGTTAGGCTTACAACCAGTAGGATTTAAAAATATTGATATTGTTTTAAATACAAAATACTTAAAAACCTTTAAATTGTAAGGTAAAATATTTCCATTTAACCTATTGACATCCATAAAATTGTACGATACTATAATAGAGTAAAGTATATTTACTTTACAGACGAAAGGCACGAACAGCAAGCTTAAATCTTTTTTAAAGACTTAATCAATTGTGCCTTGTAATAAAAGAATAACGAACGCAGATAGAGCCATTGAGCCAGTTGCATATAAGTGCAGTTGGCTCTTTTTCTTTTTAAACGAGGAGGAAGAACCAAATGATAAATGAAGAATTAAATAAACAATATAATGTATATGATGAAGCTATAGTTTTTAAATCAGTATTTGGCATAGACGTTGATTCTGACGTATATAAAGTAGCTACTTCTTTACGTGAAATGGTTAATAAACAAGTTGAGGAATATTCAAAAATTCTATTTCTTGAAAAATGGTTAGAATTGTCCGAACAAGAAAAGGAAGAAATTATAACTAAGGTTATTTTTGAACTACCATCTGAATTACATAAATATTTTTCAAAATCAATAGAAGAATCATTGGGTATTGTGTTAGATGCTGTTAAGTTTATTACATACTATATACATACAAACCCACTAATTTTGAATAAAACAGAAACAAACTGTATGCATAGTTTATGTTTAGAAGTAATTAAATATAAGCAAAATCCTAACTATTATGAAGAAAAACCGGAGTTTGAACGCTCTTACCTTTCATATTAAGGGGTTGAACCAAATGAAATTTGATTTAATGAATGAAGATATTAAAGTAGAGGTATTAAAGAAAGTTACAAAGTCTAGTACTCAAATTATGTTTAATTTACATAATGAGCAACTACAAGGTTATTCATACTATATGAATGTTGAAAATGGTTATTGTGATACATCAGAAAAGAAAAATGAATATTTTGCATTTTTACTTATGTATTGTCTTAGAAATCTCACAGGAGAAGAACAGGCAGAGTTTATAAAAGCATTGCTAATACACGCTTTAAAACACCCAACAATAGAGGGTATTTTAGAGTTAAAGGATTGAATTAATATGAACAGAATACTTGAAACATATTATAAATGGGTAAATGATTATAATTTAAATGATTATTTATCTGAAAGTGAAAAGAAAAAAGCATTTTTATGTGATGTTATTTTAGATATGACTACTTATGATATGGGTATATCTATTGAAATAGGTGAAATGGTATTAGAAACACTAATACAAATTAAAAATAGAACTACCTTTGAATACATAAAAGATGCAACAAATTATAAAAACTATATTTTGTCGTGTCAATTTATAATGGACTGGCTTAACTGGGGCACTTCTATTCGTGGTGCTTGGTTTGATACATTTGAAGGTGTTATTGGGCATGCCTGTGGTGAACCAATATTATTAACTGAGGATTTAATAAATCCTTTTATTGATTGGTTACAAAGTAAATAAAATTGAATTAAGTATAGACAGATAGAGCCTTGAGCCAGTTGTTTTGAACAATTGGGTATCAAGGCTCTATTTTTATAAGAAAAACAGAATAATTTTATGGTGTCTATATGGTAGGCATAAGGGGGTTTTGGTAATGAGGGAAACCTTACAGCACCGAGATGCCTTTGAAGCTTACTACAAGATGGGTACTAACCGTAGCTGCACCAAAGTAGCAACTAAAGTGGGTGTAAAACCTGAGACGGTTGAAAAGTGGAGTAAAGAACTTCAATGGCAGCAACGGGTAGAAGATAGAGATAAAGAAATAGCAGACAGGGTAGCAAAAAAGAACATTGAAGAAGATATTGACACGAGGTTAATTCTCAATAAGGCAATTAACAAAAGTGTTCATATATACATAACTATGGTAGATGGTAAGACAAGCATAGACTTGGATACAGTAAAGATTTTGGACAGTCTGGTTAATAGCCATATAAAGCTTACACCTGTAGAAGTTAAAGCTGAAAGCGTTGGTACAAAGGCCGAAGCCGTCAACAATGAGACTTCTGACACTATGAATCAAATTGATGCAAGCCTGCAAGCCTTAAAGGGTGGTGCAAACTAATGGAACTACTAAGTAGAAGACAGCTTGAAACCATAGCAACACTAGGAGACACAAGGATAACGATTCATTATGGCCCGTATGGTTGCGGAAAAACATTTTGTATTTGTATGGCAGTTGGGTATAAGTGTATGCACTCAGAGCCTCCTAAGGGGGACTCAGTAATACTTGTAGTAGGTAAAACAGCGCAAGCTGCTAAAAGCAATATATGCAATGTATGGGCATCAATGTATGGCAATAACTTTCAGTATGACAGTAGTAGAAAAGATGGTTATACCAAGGATGCCACACTATTTGGACACAGAATAAGAATAGTAGGGTTGAATGATAATCTTGCAGAGGCTCGTATTCGTGGTATTAATGCCTATTGCATTATAGGTGATGAGTTAAGCACTTGGAGTGCTGAAAACTTTGACAAGCTATTAGGTCGTTTAAGGGGTTCATTGCCCTCAGGTTGGTCTTATTTCTTTGTGGGTAGTACAAACCCTGACTCCCCTATTCATTGGATTAAAAAGCTTATAGACACTTCTAAAGATATTCTCTTTATTAAGTGGTCTGAATTTGACAACATAACCTCAAAGTCTCTTGAATACTATACAAATCTTAAAGCACGATACCAAAACAACCCCGCCTATTATGCCCGCTATGTGCTAGGTGAGTGGGCGGCAGCAGATGGCTTAGTGTACACAAGCTTCAATGAAAATAATCATGTACTTACTAATGAAGAAATTAAAAGAATTCCTCAAAATTCAATAGAAGGTTATTGGATTGGTGTTGACTATGGGTTAAGAAATCCATCAGCAATTTTGGTAGGTTGTAAGACTAAGGATAATCAATGGATAGTGATAAAAGAGGAGTATCTCGTTCAAAATGAAAGTCATCCACAAGAGGTAAATCTTACTGAAATAGGTGAAAAAATATTAAATTTAGCACTAAAGTATAACATTAAAAAGATTTATATTGACCCAAGTGCTGCACCAGTAAAGGATACCTTAGATAGGCTGGGTATACAAAATGACCTTTATGAAAATGGTGAAAATCGAGTTAAAGCAGGTATTCAAGTAGTATTTGACCTATTTTCTACGGATTCACTATTTATCAGCGAAGATTGTAAGGGGTTGCTTTCAGAACTTTATACCTACTGCTACAAGGGTGATGGAACAGATGCAGTAAAAAAAGATAATGACCACGCGTGCGATGCACTCAGATATATGATTATGGGAGAAAGGGGGTAAAGACAGATGAGTTTAGCTTACATAGGCGCCGAAGGTAAGAAATCAAATGCTCAGATTTTAAAAGAAGACGATTTCAGTATATATAGCAAGGATGTTTGTGTATGGACTGGTGAGTTTCCGTATAAAACTGGTGACCAATTTCCAACAAAAGCTATTAAGGATAGAGCTAATCAGTATAAAACAAATGAAGCCCTTTATGACTGCAATTATGGTCAAATCTATCCTAATGTCATTAGCTTTATGGATGTATATAAAAAGGCTTTATCTAACTGGCCAATACTTCAACTACTACCTAACCTCCCCGAGTATAGAGAAATTACGGAAACCAATGTAGACCTAATTGCAGCAAAGATGCCAAAAATAGATGGTGAAAAAGCTGAGATAGATTCTTTGAATAAGAGCATAATGGGTAGTAATTTTGGTATATCGTGGCAAGCAGTAGTCAGAAATTCACAGCAAAAGGGTAATTCAGTAAAAAAGCTAACCATAGTTAATGATAAGCCTAAGATAGTTGAAATGCCTGTGAAATGCTGGGAGCCTTGGGTAAACAAATTTGATTCAACTGAAATAGAGTGCAACATCTTTTTTAACATTTATCAAAAAGATAAAGCAAAATTCATTGAGTTTGTTAGCTATTTACAAGATGGTACAGTTGAGAACCGCACTTTTAATTATGGTTCAGGGCGTATAGGAACACAGATTGGTGACATTGAAGTACATAAAGCTTTTGAGAATGCTGATATTTCCCCAATTGTTGTATTTACTGGTTGCCCTGATGATACCGGGGTACTTGGAAAAGACCTTTACCGCTACTGGGAAGCCTCCATAGCTGCCTCAATTCGTGCTTTTGGTACACTTCTTCAACTGCTTGAACGCACAAAGGAAATCACTAAAGTGATGCCCGCTAGTGCAACAACCCGTGATGAATCTACTGGTGCAACCTATGATACAGGCTCGGACACTATATTGTATGACGATATAGAACACCCCGCTAAGGTTGAATATGTATCACCAACACTAGATGTAGCAGGTGCACTAAGCATATATGAACTTACAGTTAAGAGGGTAAGCCGTGATACATCCTTAGCTTTTGCAATGTTTGACACAAAAGAGTTAGGCAACAATGCAAGCGGTAAAGCTTTAAAGGTTGCAATGTACAAGTCAGAATTAAGGGCAAAATCTTTTATTACTTCTCTAATGGGTAGTCTTAAAGAACTCATATATAAGTTTGCAATTCTAAGTGGTATTGACATTGAATTATCTGATTTTTCCGTAATTTGTGATTTTGGATTTATCTCAGATGCAGAGGAAGAAACAAGAATTGTTCAGTCAAGGTTAGGAAATCAGCCAACAATGACACTTGAAGAAGCTATTGCAAAACTGGATGACTTAACTACATATGAGGCACAGAAAAAAGCTAATTCAATCCGTGGTGTACAAAGTACCGAGGACCTAGAAGATAAGCCAATAACACCAGTTGTAACATTAGAAGTAGCATTAACACAAGGTTCTGAGGAAGTAGATAAGGACAATCAGTATGTAACTGGTGATGTTAATGCGGTATATCCCTTAGGAGGTGATGGCATTGGGTAAAAAGTTTAAATTTTATCAGATAGAGCATAGTGATATGTTTGGACCGCCATCCAATGAAGATTTTGCTCTTATAAAAGAGTTTCTTAAATCTGAGGATATTATACAAGATTGTATTTTTGTTTACCCTGTAAAGCTATGTGATAGCTTACCTGATAGAGATGGTGAGTGCTTTGCAGCTAAAGCTTTAGAGAGTGTAAAAACTCTTGTTGTAGGTAAACCGGGTATCAAGAATCACGATTGGACATCTGACAATATTCACAGCCGAATATATAAGGCTGAAATAGAAGTGCAAGAAGATTGTACTTGTGTTGTTGGGTATGCTTACACAGTTGTAACAGGCTCTACAGAGAGCCTTATACAAGATATAAAGTCAGGTCTGTTAAACGAGGTCAGTTTAGGTTTTAGTGCAGTATCTTACACTAAATTAGATACTGGAATACAACAAATAGATGATGTGAATGACGTTTACGAATGGTCATTTGTTGCCGTTCCGGCACAACCAAAGGCTGGTGTAGTAAAAGGACTAGAACAAAATGAGAATGACAAGGGGGTAAAAACTATGGATTTTGAGGTAAAGTGCAAAGAACTTGAAGCTGATATAGCTACAAAGTCATTAAAGCTGAAAGAACTTGAGGAAGACCTTGAAAAAAAGTCAGTAAGAATCAAGGAACTAGAAGACGCTGTGATAGATAGTGCAATAGCATCAGCAGTTGCAGAGGTTCTTACTGGATTAGTACCAAAGGGAGACAAGGCAGCTGAGATAGCTGATAGAGTAGCAAGAGAGGGTATTTCCGTTGATGATAACGGCGATATTCAGGGTATTGCAGAAGCCAAAGCGTGCTTAAAGTCAGATTATCCTTTTCTTTTTGAGGATGAAAAGCCTGATGAGGAAGAGAAGTCTGAGGAAGAGCCAAAGTCAGAGGATGCTAAAGAAGAAGAAACAGAAGTGAAATCAAAAGCTTTTATTGTTGACAATATAGTTAAGAAACAAGCTAAAAAGCCAGATTTTACATATATTCCAAATAAATAATTAAACAAATTAAAGAAATTAATGGAGGTACATTATTATGGCAACTACAGTTATAGAAGCTGCAAAAGCTTATTCCGGTGCAGTGGTTAGAGAACCACTGGTAAATAGTGTTTATAGTCTTTTAGTTGACCCTACCAAGGTCCGTTATTCCAAGTATGGTAAGGAAACATTAGTTAGAGAAATCAAGGGTGGTAAAGCATCCAACTACGACAAAGCAAAGGGCTTTCAGTCTGCAGGTTCTGCAGGTTCTGCATCTTGGGTATCTTACACAGCACCTTACGACAGAGAAATGACCTTTGTTGCAGATGCTATGGATGAATACAATGCTATTGTTGAGGGTTTTGAACTTTCTGGCGTTGCAGTAGCAAAGCAGAATATGGTAGCAATGGGTGCAGAAATTGATGCAACCACAGCAGCTGCCCTTTATAGTGCAGTACCTTCCGCAAATGTCTTTACCTCAACGACTATGCCAATAGATAAAGCAAATGTCTTTACTACTCTGACAGCTATTGAAGCTAAGATTTTTAATGCTGGTTATACTGGCGATAGCTTTGTGTTTGCAAGAGCAACTGCTTATTCCAATATTGTAGCAGCATTGTTATCTAACAATGCTCTGGCAAATGAGCAGGTTCTGAAGTACACCCCTGTAGGTGGAATGGAACTAGAGACCCGCATAATTAAATACAATAACCTTGTTATTGTAAGAGTTCCAGACAACAGACACTATACAGAAGTAACCCTTTTAGATGGTCTTTCTGCTGGTCAGGAAGATGGTGGTTATGTTGCTGGTACTACTGCTGCATACATAGACTTTTTAGTAGTTCCTGCTCCTGCTGCTAACTTATCCATTAGGCATGTAGTTGCTAACTTGTTAGTTCCTATGGCTTATATGGAGGGTTTAAATACTGGTTCTTTAAACATTGAGTTAGGTGGAGTAAATGAGCTGACTGGTAATATGGTGTCATTCCAAAATGTTGGTGTAAATCAGAAGGGTGATGGCTTTGAGTATCAGACCCGTTTGGTCTATGGCCCTATTGCTTACAACATCTGGAAAAAGACTTTGTTTGCAGTAACCACAGCAATAGTTTAATCAATAAGGGGAGGTAATCCCTCCCCTATTTTTTAAAAAAAGGGGGACTTATTATGTTTGTAAAAGTTATTGCAAATGGTGTAACACAATATATTTCACGCACTAAAACCGAGATGATAGCTAGTTTAAAATCAGCATATGACTTTGCGATTGAACTAGATGATAATGGTGATTTTAAAATTTACTCTGATGATGAAGTGAAAGCTATTTTATGCCCAACAAAAGAAGTGCAGGCAGACCTAGCAGAAGCTTTGGGTATGAAGAAAACTACAAAGAAGTCCACAAAGTAAGGGGTGACACACTATGGCAACGTTGAGTGTAAATGTAAACAGTTATGTCACCTTAGAAGAAGCTGATACTTTTGTTGAAAATAATTATATGTCAATGTCTGCTGAGTATGTTAAATGGAATGAACTTACAGATAACGACAAAATTGTAGCACTTACTTCTTCAGCAACAGCCTTGAATAATCTGCGTTACAAAGGTCAAAAGAAAATAAAAGGACAACTTTTAGCTTTTCCCCGTGTGTATCGCTTGGGCGTAGGATTTGGAATTGGGTATATTCCGTATGTCTCTCAGTATGTTGATTCCTCATTATATGAGGGCGTATCTTCCTCAGATTGTGGTTACACCTCAGCAAAAGAGGCACAGATTGTGAATGCAGTAGCTGGGGTTGCTGTGGATGCAGACCTAATATCAGATGTGCGTCAAAGGACAGTACAGGCTATAAAGAGCGAGAGTATAGGCAAAGTAAGCAAATCTTATGATATAGACTCACCCCGCACCAAAAATATTATGCGTGGCATCTATGACTATGACAGAGTTACTTATATTTTAAACGGTTGGCTGACCGACAGTGTTTTCAGTCTATAAAGAGAGAATTGGGGTGAGGTGAATGGTTTCAAAAATTTGTGATGGATGCTTGGCAGTACTTGCAGTCATAGGAGCCGGGTTAGGCTGGTTCGTTGGTGGATTTGATGGCAGTATAATAGCACTTCTGATAATGATGTTAGTAGATATTGTCCTTGGTGTAATGTATGCCTTTCTTACAAAGACGCTCAGTAAGAAAAAAGCATTTAGAGGTGGTCTTAAAAAGGTTGCAATCTTTACATTAGTTGGTGTTTGCTCAATATTGGACCGTTATGTACTTAATACAGGTGACACACTAAAAGTGTGCTTTACCTTTTATTCAGTTGGTGTAGAGGGTTTGAGCATTATAGGACACGCTGAGGATTTGGGTATACCTATCCCCGCAAAAATAAAAGAAGCTCTTGAAAAATTAAAAGAAGAAAATGAAACTACCACAACTACTACATTATCTGATACTGCTGATACAGTTGTAGACGAGGTTACAGAGGTTGTAGAGGAAGATACCACTACTGATACCACAGCCACAGATGACAGCACAGCAGCACAGTAAGGGGGGGTAACAGCAATGTATCTAAAAGGATATTTTAGAACTGAAATTACATATAAGCCTTTGCTAGATACAGCTAATGATATGAACCTCCCAAACTATGGAAGTGAAATCAAGCTAAAAGTAAGGGCAGATGGTCAAGTGGGTCAAAAGTATAGAGGTAATGAGCTAGTTAATTCAAGTGATTATGTCTATGTCACAGATTACCCAATGGTTAAAGGCTCAGAAGTTAATGGGTACCCTGTAAAGATAGTATCCCCTGTGCTTAACCTCAACGGCAGTATAGACCACTATGAGGTTGTAGTTGGCAGTAATGGGTAGGTGGTCTTTATGCAGGTTAAGGTAGATATTTCAAGTTTAACCGAACAAGCCATTAAACAAATTAAGTATAAACGCTTTGTAGATGAATTTTTAACTGATGCTGACAAAATGATTATAATTCAGCAGATTGCTCTTAGCACTTACATAAAGGCTCAGTTGCTCGTTCCGGTAGAGACTGGGGCATTAAAGGCATCGGGAGCAATGAGTATTACTAGCAACGGTGCAGAGATAGCCTACAACGAGCCGTATGGCGGCTATGTCCACGAGGTAATGTACAGACACCACCGCAAGCCTACACAGGCTAAATGGCTATTTGACAGCTTCGTAGACACCTTGAAAGATATGATATTGGTTTATGGTAGTGCAAACATCCCTGCATTTTCAATTGATTTTGAATATCAACCTATTTTAAAAATGACATTATCACTTGATAACACAATTGGTAAGGATTGGAGGAGTTTTTTATGACAAGCAAATACAAGCTATTATTTAACTACATAAAGACACTTCTCCCTGCTGATTACATAATCACATTTGGCACACAAGATATTAACAAAGAAAACACAATAGGTGTATTTTTCAAGGGTGGTATACCAGAAAACCGTGTTATAACAACCGGGGAGTATTTGATAAAGACAGCAAGCATCACTTTTAATGTGAATAGTAAAAAAGATTATAACAGCGTTATGGAATGTATGACAATGCTAGAAGCTTTGAAAACAGCATTAGATACATCACACGACATTGAACATACAGAGGGTATAGATAGTGTGTATATAGCCTATTTTGAAGCCTTTGGTGACATCAATCAACTTGGTTTTAACGAAATGGGTATACCTGTTTTCTCGTTAAACTATATAGCAAAATACAATTAACACAGAAATATAAGGAGGTTTTTATTATGGCATTTACAGTACCAGTTACTAATATAGGCTTTGATTTGCTTGTGGGTATAGCAGGCACACAGCCTACCACCTCAGCAGGTAGCATCAAGTCAGCACCTAGCATTGAGTACACACGCAACACAGCTAAGTTTAACCCTATCAATGGAGACGGTTTTGCTCAGATAATCCCTTTGTTCTATGAGGGACAAGCAGCTACTTTCGAGATTTATATGGGTGATGGTACAGGTTACACAACCGTAGAGACCGCATTTTTAAGTGATTCAGGTGCAGTTTCCATTGCTCTGAAGTATCCAACTGTGGGTACTCTTAAAAATCATTGGTATAACGGTGTAATTTCTAAATTGAAGAAGTCCGATGGTACAGAGCCAGAGGCAGCTTACTTTAGCTTTGAGTTTACACCATCCGGTGCACCACAAGAGTTTACAGTAGTTTAATAAACAGCAGAGGGCAGGTAGTCTATAAAACTGCCTGCCCTATTTTCAAAAATGAGTTTAATTAAGACCTAATTATACTTTGGGTCAATAACATATAAAGGGGTTGTCTTAAATGGTTATTAAAGAGAAATTCACACTTGCAGATATGCAGACTCAATTTAATTCACTTGAAATCAGATACACAATGGAGACTATGCGGTATTGTGCTGAAAAAGATATTAATTTAGCAACAATAACCTATTTCTCCCTAAAAAATCTATTTACTTTAATAATGCTAGGAACAAAGGGTATTTCTGAAACCAAAGCTGAAGAGGTTATTTCAAAATGGTACGAAAAAGGGTTGTCTTTCCCTATGTTGCACACCTTAGCTGTGCAGGAGGCAAGAAACTCAGGTTTTTTTATAACGGAGGCAGACACAGCAGCAATGAGCGAGATGGACATGACGGACTTGGACACTCTGAAAACTGTTCTGCCACAGGTAATGCAGGAGTTGGAAGCTATGAGGGGTTACAGTCAGGGTTTAAAGACCGCACTTTAAAAGAAATATACTTAGACACAATGGCTTATAGCCTTTCATATGGTCTAGCCTATGCAGATTTTTTAAATATGACCTTATTTGAAGTTGAAGCTTTTAGGTGCAGAGTATCAGAAGTGCGAGAAGTTAATAACTACTCTTTAGCTGTGAAAGTTGGTCAACTCTTTTCAAAAGAGGGATTAAAACCACCTACTTTTAATCAAAAGTCCTCAAATTATGCAAAATACTCTACTGATATTAAACCAGTAGATGCCCGCACATTATCAGATAACGAAAAACAGCGTTATATAGACCAAATAATGAATTATCAAGCTATACAATCACAAAAAAATGAAGAAGTGCTGAGGGGGTGAAACTAATGGCAAATGACCAAACAACTGCTAATATTACAGCAAATTCAGATAGTTATGATTATGTTATGCAAAAAATTATATATATGAACCAAAAACTGAATGCTGAAATAAGTAAGTCTAAGGATGCTCTAGAATCAACAAATGACATATATGCACAATTATCTTCTCAAGCTGATGATTTTGTACAGGCTATTGGTAGAGTTGTAGGTGCAAGCACTCAGGGTAATGGTCAAATAACTGATTCTTTGCGTCAAGTACAGAATCGTGTGTCTGACTTAGCCGGAAATACAAGGTCTGGTGGTATAAAAGCTATAGCTGAAAATGTGAAGTCCTTGACTGGTCTGCTTAGAGGTGGTGGGGGTAATTTTAGTGGTATCTTAACTTCTGCCCTAAGAACCACAGCTTCACAAGCACAAAATCTATCCTCTTCTATGGCCTCAACTTCTTCTAGCATAGCAGCCACAGCGCCCGCCTCAGGTGCAGCAAGTGCCGGAATAGCTGGTGTAGGCTCAACAGCCATAGCAGCCACAGCAGTAATCACTGGACTAGCAGTAGCCATAGCAGCCCTTATAGCTGGTATGTATAAACTAGGAGAGGGTGGTTATGAGTACGAATTAACCATAGCCAACGCAGAGAACACATTGGGTACAGGCTTTCAGAAAGCCTATGATTGGGCAGTAAAGTTGAATAATGA